TTGGATTCAAAATGCGCCCCGAGTTTGAAAGGTGAATCCAAAATGGATTCTTTCCGACTTTCTTCCCGCACTGGCAACAGTTCGAGGATTCCATTGAACTAACAGAATCTCCTAAACCGATTTTCTTGCTCATTTCTTCTCCTGTCTTTTTTAGCCTGTCTCATCAGAGGCGGGAGGCTAACCCCTACCTGACCCCCTTGCGGGGGTTTCGACTAGTGTCTCTCGCCTGTACGGCGGAAGAACTCAACGCGCCAGCAGGCACCGCATAGCGCGACGTTGTAATTTGATACGTCGCCCTCGTTGAAAATATCAAAAGACTTTCCGCATTCGTCGCAATTCTTGAACATTTTTTCTCCTGTCTGAGTGTGTATTTCACGCTCATAAACCTATGGTCTCACTTTCTGACTTAGGGCGCAACTTTTAGACAGTGAGTTGCGTCACATTCTTACCCGAACAGATGTTCGATAGATTCCTCCTATATCTTCCCCCTCTCAGTAGATAAGTAGTTGAAAGTTCAACCAAATCGGATTCAATCCATAACCGAGGGGGCTAAGGATTACCCCGAGGGGGAGAGTCATCCCCTGCCTAAACTCTCATTATCTGCTAGGAAAGATTAGATTTAGTCTAGAAAGTCGCTTTATATATATGTCGATAATTGCTTTATGTCCTAAGAAGAAAGAAGACCTATCGGCGGGAACTAGCCCGCCTCTCCTAGGGGTCAGGCAGAGGAAGGTTTGACCCCGCACTAGTATAAATCGGTCGTATTATAGTATATATACTACCCCTAAAATTTTCTGTTATATTGGGGCTATATACTTCTGACCTGCACTTTTATCGCCCAAAGGGCGAATAATAAAAATATATACCGAAAACCTGTTCGGTTTTTCGATTTGAACAGGTTATCTTATATGTATAGATATTTATATATCTATACGGAGCGTCGCTCCGCCTCTTGCGGGCTACGCGACTATATATAATATATATATAATATATAATATATAGACATATAAGATTTAAGTGCCCATATTCTGACCGTTTATAGGTGGGGTTTATAATCAGTTTTTAACGGGGGTCACGTGGGACGAAAACCAGGTAAAGTCGATATCCCAAAGGGCGAGGCTATGGTGCGAGTGCTGCACCAACTGAGCCAAGGGTCGACTATCAAAGCCGCTATGGAGTCGGTTAACCGCAATGAGGTTACCTTCCGCCAATGGACTATGGCTGATGCCGACTTTAAGGATAAAGCCGATAAGGCTAGGCTAGAGGGCAAAGGGGTCCGAAGCGACCTGAGGAACCTGAAAGAGATTTCCTTTGAGGACTTCTCAACCGAGTTCCTAGATACCAAACTTTTCCCCCACCAACTTGACTGGATTGACCTGATTGAGGGTCGTGAGCCTAGATGGCTCCACCCAAGTATGACTTTTGAACAAGGGGCGCATAACCGCGTTCTGATTAACGTTCCCCCTGAACACGCCAAGAGCACGGTACTGACCATCAACTACGTCACCTACCGAATTGCTACCAACCCGAACATAAGAATTATCCTGGTCTCCAAGACTCAGGGTATGGCTCGTAAATTCCTTTCAGCCATCAAGACCCGATTAAGCCATCCGTCCTGGATTAAACTCCAGACCGCTTTCGGTCCTAATGGTGGCTATAAGGCGGACTCGCCTACGTGGTCCGCCGATATGATTTATCTTGGAACAGGTCGAGACTCTGGAGAAAAAGACCCTACGGTGCAAGCCCTAGGATTTGGCTCTCAGATTTACGGTGCTCGTGCCGACCTGATTATCCTCGACGATGTCGTGATGAACTCAAATGCCCACGAGTGGGAGAAGCAAATTGAATGGCTTCAAAAGGAAGTTATCACGCGTTTGGGACGACACGGAAAACTACTAATAGTGGGAACCCGTGTCGCTCCTGTCGACCTTTACAAACAGATACGGGACGGCTCTAACTGGACTGGTGGGAAATCGCCTTTCACTTATTGCGCGATGCCAGCGGTCCTCGAGTTTGATGAGAAGCCTGCCAACTGGAAAACGTTGTGGGCAAAGACAGACCGCCCTGAGGGCGAGAATGATGAAGCAGATGAACAAGGACTATACCCAAAGTGGGATGGAGGCGCTCTCTTCACCCGAAGAAGCGAAGTTGCTCCCTCTGTATGGGCTATGGTCTATCAGCAAGAAGATGTCGTCGAAGACGCTATCTTTGCGCCAGCAGCAGTTGCAGGATGTGTCAACGGTATGCGAAAGCGCGGACCGCTTAAATCAGGTGCTGCAGGTCATCCACAATCCGTCGAGGGCTATACCGTTATAGGGCTAGACCCTGCTATGACTGGTAACACAGCAGCCGTTGTGGCTACATACAACAAGGCTGACGGGATGATTTACATCCTTGACTGTGTCAATATGACAGACCCGACGCCGATGAAGATTCGTGCCCTGATTGAAGATTGGGTACAAAGATATAAACCACAAGAATTACGTATTGAAATCAATGCTCACCAGAAAGCCTATGCACTCGATGACGACCTGCGAAACTGGCTGTCAATGTACGGCTGCCAACTCAACTCTCACTTCACTGGTAAGAATAAGTGGGATACTAGTTTCGGTGTGGCTTCTATGGCAAGTCTTTTCGGCAGTCTTAGAGATGGAAGATTCCAGGATAACAATTTAATAGAACTACCAAGCAATGAAGGTAGCGAAGGTCTTAAGGCTTTAGTACAGCAGTTGATTACGTGGAAGCCTGAAACCAGAAACGCTACTGACTGCGTGATGGCTTTATGGTTTGCTGTTATCCGCATACGCGAGATGATGCAACAAGGAAGTCAGCAACAACGTTGGGTGCAAAATCGCTGGGCTACAAGGGCTCAGACATATCGCAGAACAACGGTTAATCTTGATGAAGCCTTTGCAGAGCAATGGCAAGAAACATACGGATAGGAAACTCCAATGGCAAACTACCAAGTATTCCCAGGCGCAGGTGCGTCTAAGGCTGCTCTAAAGCGTCAGAACAAAAATTCAACTATTAAAACAAATGCTGCTAAAGCAGGCATTGATATGACCACCAATGCTATCAATATTAAAAAGCAAAATGCTCAGACAAGAGCAGAAGGTAAAACTCCAGTAGTCAAAATTAACAGTAACCCATCAGCCCGTACAACAGGTGGAATTACTGGCGCAGCCGCAAAACGAATCAACCCAGTTTATCGCAATATGGGTGGCGGCATAGGCGGTATGTTCGGAACTAAGAACAGATAAGGAATCCTTAATGGCATTATCAATCGAACAGGTAGCAGCACGAGTCGAGTCGCTGCGCTATCGCGCTGCAGACAGGGACTCTCGCAATCTTGACGTCCTTGCTGTACGTAAGGGTCAGATTTCTACCGTCTATCCTGATTTCTTTCCAGACGGAGTAGATGCCAATGTCGTTGCAAATTTTGTGGATATTGTGGCGCGAGACCTCTCAGAGGTTATGGCACCACTACCAGCGGTTAACTGTAACGCGGCGAATTCGGTTTCTGATAGGGCTCGTAAGTTTGCTGATACACGTACTCGCATTGCCTCTAATTATTTTGCTCACTCTGATTTATCTGTACAGATGTACCAAGGTGCCGACTGGTACCTCACATACGGTTTCCTCCCATTCATCATTGAACTGGACGAGGAAGCAAAACTGCCACGCATCCGCCTAGAAAACCCAATAGGTGCTTACCCTGAGTTTGACCGCTACGGACGCTGCGTTGCTTTTGCAAAACGATACACAATGACACTTGGTGAACTTGTCTCACTATTTCCTGAATTTGAGTATGAGTTGCTCGGCAAACTTCGCTATGAGCAAGACTTGACTCAACAGGTTGAGATGATTCGCTACTACGACAAAGACCAGTCAATCGTATATCTACCTACAAAGGGCAACTTGGTTCTTTCAACAGCCAAGAATCCACTAGGCAAGATGATGATTGTTTGTGCACGTAAACCATCTGTTGATGGTGAAATGCGTGGTCAGTTCGATGACATCATTGGTATTCAGTTGCTACGCAACCGCTTTGCTCTTTTGGCAATGGAAGCAGCAGAGAAATCTGTACAGGCTCCAATCGTTCTTCCTTCCGACGTACAAGAACTTATGCTTGGTGGAGATGCGGTTATCCGCACAAACAATCCAGCAGGTGTACGTCGCGTAGAACTCACCTTGCCACAAGGCGCATTCACCGAGCAGACGTTGCTCAATCAAGAAATGCGTGTGGGCGCACGTTATCCTGAGGGACGTACAGGAAACATTGACGCATCAGTTGTCACAGGACAAGGTGTGCAGGCTCTTATGGGTGCCTTTGATACCCAAGTCAAGTCCGCTCAAGCAATTTTTGCTAGCGCACTACGTGATATAATTCAGATTTGTTTTGAAGTAGACGAGAAGATTTTCCCAGATGTCAAGACCATTCGTGGCGTTGACTCTGGTTCACCATACGAAATCACCTACAGCCCTCGCAAAGATATCAAGGGCGACTATAGTGCTGATGTCCGTTATGGAATGCTTGCAGGTCTTAACCCAGCACAGGGTCTTATCTTTATGCTACAGGCTCTTGGTGGAGGACTTATCTCCAAAGACCTAGCAATGCGTGAACTTCCATTCACAGTAAACGTCACACAAGAATTAGAAAAGATTGAAGTTGAGAATATGCGCCAAGCCTTGCTCGGCTCTTTGACTGCATATACTCAAGCGATTCCTGCAATGGCAACACAAGGGGCAGATGCCTCTGATGTTGTTCGCAAAATTGCTGCAGTCATTAAGGCTCGCCAGAAGGGTGTAGCACTTGAAGATGCGATTGAAGAATCATTCGCACCTGCAGAGCAGGTTCCTTCTGCTGGGGCTATGCCTGAAATGGTTGAGCAACCGTCCCCTGCTCCCTTAGGTGCACCAGCAGAAGGCGCTCTTCCTATGGAAGGTGGACCAGAAGTACCACCAGCAGCAGGAGCACCAGACATTCTTAGCCTTTTATCCAGCCTTTCAGGCGGAGGAGAAGCGAACGCAAGCGTAAGAACTATTCGACGACGATAATCAAGGAGGGGACACGTGACAACGATTATTGGAATTGAATATGATGACCACAGCATTCTTGTTGCTGATAGCCGTGTAACCGATGATTCAGGTCGTATATACGCTCACAAGGTAATGAAGAAGATTGCTCAACGCGGTGCGGTACTTATCGCTGGCGCTGGAGAAGTTGGTCCGTGTGATATTGCACAGAATATTTGGGTACCACCACAGTTTACAGCGAAAGATAAGAAAGATATCTACCGCTTTATGATTACCAAGGTAATGCCATCATTACGCAAATGCTTAATTGATAATGGTTATAACTTTGATGAAGACAAAAAAGACGGAATGAGATTCCAGTTCCTGATTTCAGTCGGTGGAGAAATTTTTGATATCGACGAAGACCTGTCGGTTATGAAGAGCGAAGACAATATGTACGCTATAGGTAGCGGCGGTCCTTTCGCATTGGGCGCATTGTATGCAGGTGCTGACCCACTTGATGCAATGGAGATAGCATCTAAGGTAAGTGCTTACTCTGCTCCTCCTTTTTATCAAGAGATTCAGCACAAATGAGTAAGTTTAACGATGCCATAGAAAAGGCAATGAGGATTCTTGCTGAAGAACTAGAAGATTCAGAGAGCCAAATCTGTACAGGATGGGTTCTTGTTAGCGAGTGGTCCGACTTTGAAGGCACTCGTTATCTAATGACAGACGTAAGTGACAATATGAACCCTTGGTTAGCCAAAGGTATGTTGCTTAGCGCTGAAGAATATTCATATACACCAGAGGAGAAGTAATGGTTAGCGGAGGATTTCGCCCTACTGCATCACAGAATGACCCAATGACTGTGTCTCCTAATGGTGGTAATGGTCAGTCAGGAAGATTTGTGGCGCAGAAGGTAGCAAAGGCTACGCAACTTCGTCCATCTGGATTTGCACAAGGAGAAAATACGGCTATGGCACAACAGATTAGCGAAGGTGGCAACGTATCTACAACAGCCAACGCTGCCAATCCAGCATCACAGTTGCCAAAACCAGGTGCAGGAGAGGGAATGGCTCAGTTACTTGGAGCAATCAGCCCACTTGATGCAGAGCCAGATACTTATTTGCCAGCAACCGACGGTGTTGACTTTGGTTCAGGACGTGGGAGTGAAGCATTGCCTCCAAGTATCAATCCAAACAATCGTCAAATTGAGAATGTAGATTTAGTTAAGCGCTATCTTCCAGACTTGCTCAATGCTGCACGTATGCCTGGTGCTCCAGACTCATACAAGAGGATGGTTAACGCCCTGATGCGGGAGTTGATGTAATGCAATGGATGGAGAACACATTCTTCGACCATCTAGATAGATTCGGAAACTCACTAGGGTACGAAAACTTCGGCATTGCTTTTATGCTATCTATGGTTCCTTGGGACAGCCCAACAGATAGAGATAATTTTATTAGAGAGATTACAGGTCAAGACGTTAAAGGCGGAGAACCTTCTAACTTTAACCCAGAGTATTTGGAGTTCTAAATGGCTTTTTGGGATAACTTTAAGAAGGCTTTAGGCGGCGATAAAAAAGCAGCCCAGAAAGTCGTTGATACCCTCTCGCCTTGGAACATTGGCAAGAATATTACAAAGGGCGTAGCAAAGCAGGTCGTCAAAGAAGTAAAAGAGGCTGGAGAATTCTACGAGCCCATTACTAAACCACTTGGCAAGGCTGCTGGTTTTTTAGGAAAAGGAGTAATGGCTCCGTTTCAGGCTCTAGGTGTACAACCTGGTGCAGGTCCTGGTGCTGCAGTGCTCAAGGCTGGAACACAGGTAGGTCTCACTCGCGCTGCTGCAAAGGTAGCAACTGAAACTGGCACAGACTTAAATAATCTTCTCAAAGATGGTATGGTTGAATATGCTGCACAGACAGCAGCAGAAGCAGCAATTCCTTTTGACCCACTACTTCAGGCTTCAATTCAACTTGAAGAAAAGGTTCTAAGTCCATACGTTAAGCGTCCTATATCTACGCTAGCGCTTTTGACAGACCCAGAAAGCCCTTTATTTGAGGATGATGCTTATGGCAAAGGTATCCAATTAAGCGATATCCAAACTGCTTACAATCGAAGCAAGGATGTATCGCTAGGAGTAGCCCTAACTAAGTCTTATCTAAACCCATTCCACATTACAGGCGTATCTGATGCCATCCTAGAAGATGGTGGTATTGATATTGACCGAGTCAATCTATGGAATGATGCTGATATTCAGGCTAACTTTGTAGATAATACAACAGGTCGTTGGCTTACTGGATTCACAGATGCCTTGGTTGGCAATGCTGCGGTAGTCGGCGCTGCTAGTGGTTCAGTTAGTGCTCTTAAAGGTATAGCACGTCTATCTGGCTTGAACAATAAGATTAATGTTTACGATGTAGATGCTATCTCTAAACTAGAGAAACTAGCAGATGACCACATCTCAGGTGTAACTCAAACATCTTTTGGTACTGACATTGTAAATATGGCAGATACCCAAGACATTGTTTTGATTAATAAGATTCTTAAGCCACACACAAATAACCCTCGTTTGGCTGCTTTGATTAAAGAAACAAATGACCCTAACTTTGTTAGAGACTTATTGCTT